TGAATTAACAATCAATATTACAAACTCAGGTGTTGATACTTTACAAATAGCTAATGACGCAGTTACAAATGCTAAGTTAGATACAAACGGTGAGTTAACTTTAGGTTCTACAGGTTTACAACTTGGTCAAACAAATACAGACCTTGCAGGTTTAACTTCATTAGTAGTTGATGACATTACAATTAACGGTTCAACAGTTTCAACAACTGCTTCAAACATAGACATTACTTTATCTCCACACGGAACAGGTACAGTTGTAGTTCCAAGTGGTTATGATACTAGAGCAGGATTTACAGCAGATAGTTTAGTTAACAAAGCATATGTTGATGCAATTGCTGAAGGACTACATGTTCATGCTTCTACTAAAGCTGCAACTACACAAACATTGGCCGCTGAAAGTGGTGACACAGTAACTTATAATAACGGTAGTTCAGGTGTTGGTGCAACTTTAACACTATCTACAGGTATTTCTACATTAGACGGACATACTTTAGTAGATGGTGAAAGAGTTTTAATTAAAGATGAAACTAACCAAGCTCATAACGGTATTTACATAAGAACATCATCTACTGTATTTACAAGAGCAGACGACTTTGATACAACTGCTGAAGTTGCTTCAGGTGACTTCTTATTTGTAGAAGAAGGTACTGTAAATGCCAATAATGGTTTTGTACAAACAGAAACTACAACTGCTATTGGTACAAGTAACATTATCTTTGAACAGTTTTCAGGTGCCGGTCAAATTACAGCTGGTAACGGTATGTCCAAATCAGGTAATATCTTAGATGTAAATGTTGACGGTTCGTCAATTGAAATTACTGCTGACGCTTTAAATGTTAAAGCAGGTGGTATTACAAACGCAATGTTATCTGGTTCAATTCAAACATCTAAATTAAATAATCCAGTTTTATACTTTACAGATGAAACTTCAACACAAGGTCAAGTTTCATTAGAAGGCACTTTAGAGTTTCTTGCTGGCGAAGGTATTAATACAGTCGTTTCAGGAAACACACTTACTATTTCAGGTGAATTAGCGTCAACTTCAAATGTTGGTGTTGCATCATTCACTTCAGATAACTTTGCTGTCAGTGGTGCAGGTGAAGTTTCAGTAATTAAAATTGACGGAGAAACATTTTAATGTGGCAAGCAATTAAAAAGTTCTTTATTTCTGGTGCCCCAGGAATTAAGAAGAAACCTGACATTGATGTTAAAGGTTTAGAAAAGAAAACAAAAGCAGAATTAGAAAAGATTGGTAGAAAAGTTGGTGTTGAATTAGATAGAAGACTAACTAAGGCCAAACTTGTACAACAAATTAAGAAAAGTATTAAATAATGGCAACAGTAATACTACCAAAAAGGTCAGAAACAGCATTAGCAGTTCCGTCAGCAGGTTCTTTAGAAGCCGGCGAATTGGCGATGAATGTCACAGATGGTAAGTTTTATACCAAAACCACTGGTGGTGTTGTAAAAGAAATTGGTGGTGCAGGTGCCGTAACATTACAAGATGTTACTACTTCAGGTGCAATAACAAATAATGATATTGTACTTGATGGTTCAGATTTAATATTTGAAGGTGCATTAGCAAATGCCTTTGAAACAACTTTAACGGTAAACGAACCGACAAAAGACAATACAATTTCATTGCCTGACCAATCAGGTACAGTTGCAATGGACGGTGACGCTTTAGCTTATTCAATAGTATTTGGAGGATAATAAGTGGCAAGTAGTTTTAAAAATGCAGGTATGGCCGTTGTTACAACGGATAATTCTAGCGCTAATTTATATACAGCGACTGGCGTAACTGCTGTTGTTCATGCTGTTTATATCTCAAATAAAAGTTCAACAAATGAAGGCAATGTAGATGTTAAAGTAACTACAGATGGCGGTTCAACCTTTTATCATGTAGGTAAATCACTAAGAATTCCTGTTGAAAACACTTTAGTATTAGACAAACCAATTAATTTAGAAGACGGTGACATTATTAGAATTGTTGCTGAAGTCAATGCAGATTCCTCATCTCCAGACATTGAGGCATATGCAAGTATTTTGGAGATTAGTTAATGGCTACTTTAGGATATATTGTACCTGAAAGTCAACAAAATAAAGAAACATTCCACGGTGTAAGAAGAACAACCGAAGGAATGCTTTATTATACTAAGATAAATAAAGACCAGAACACTACAGTTGATTTATCTAATGGTGTGAGTCCTGTACAGTTACCTACTTCAGGTGGTTATGTTGATGCAGATACTACTTTTTTGTCTGTACAATATTTTGCGGGAGATAATTCAACAACAGATTTTACAATGAATCCACCAGTTTTAGACGAAACAAGAATTGTAGTATTTGTAAATGGCGTAGAACAAAAAGAGGGTAGAGATTTTACTTATTCAAGCCCTACTGTAACATTTTTGATTAAACCTTTTAATGGTGCTCAAGTTGCTGTAGGATTAATTGATAAGGAATATAAAAACAACACAACCGACAAGTATCAACAGTATATTTTTGAAGATGGAGAAGCGACTTATTATGTTGATAGTGACGGTTATTTAGTAAAAAGGGAAAACATATCATACGGATTAACTGCTTTAGGTAGTGATGATTTTAGTACATTTGAGAGTACATCAACTGTATCATCAACAACTTGGCAATCAGCAGTATAACTCGTATAAATAGTAGTATTAATAAAGGTAAACCATGGCAGATTTTAAACTAGGTAGAATTAAATTTAAATGGAGAGGCAATTGGGCTACCTCAACTGCTTACTTAATTGATGATGTTGTAAAATACGGCGGTAACACATATGTGGCTATCGCAAATCATACATCTCCAGCAAATGAAAACTTGTTCTATACAAGTCCAGGAACATATACAGATTACTGGTCTTTACAATCAGAAGCACTATTCTTTAAGGGTGCATATGCTGATGCAACTTGGTATAAACTAAATGACCTAGTAACTTATGGTGGTAAAACTTATCGTTGTACTACTGTTCATACTTCTTCTAGTGCAGTTTTAAATCAATCAAACTTTGAACAACAAATAGATGGTATTACTTTTAGAGGCGATTACGCTGATGCAACTCAATACAGATTAAACGATATTGTAAAATGGGGTGGTAGACAATATAGAGTTACAACTGAACACACATCTTCAGGTTCTACACCTACTTTAGCTAACTTTACTTTATTCATAGATGGTTTAGATTTTAAAGGTGATTGGACAACATCAACTTACTACAAACTAAATGATGTTGTTAAATTTGGTGCATATCAATATAAATGTACAACAGCTCACACTTCAGGTGCAGCTACAACAGATTTTGCTGAAGGCAATTTTGCAGTTTATTCCGAAGGTTTACAATTTGAAGATAGTTATAACGCATCCACAGTTTATCAAAAAGGTGATGTAGTAACTCACGGTGGTTATTCATATGTGTACATTAACACAAATGAAAGTGCCGGTAATACACCAAATACAGATGGTGGTAATGCTTATTGGGACTTATTAAATCCAGGATTTAGTGCAGTTGGTGAATACTCACACGGTTCAGTTTACAAAACAGGAGATGTTGTAAATTACGGTGGTTATTCTTATGTTGCTGTTTTAAATAATACAAATGAAAGACCTTTCTCTAATACAACATATTGGAAAAAATTAAATGAAGGTTTTAACTGGAGAGGTGTTTATAGTGCAGCTATAACATATAATATCGGTGACACAGTTGAATATTCTTCAAGTTCATACACAGCAGTAAATGATATAGTTTTAGGTATAACACCAGGAACAGACGCATCTAAGTGGCAACTTGTTGCACAAGGTAGTACAACCAATGTATTGACTACAAGAGGCGACCTTATTGTTAGAGATGTTACACAAACTACAAGATTACCAGTTGGTGTTCCAGGTTCAATTTTAACAACAGATGGCTCAGATGTAATTTGGTCAAATGCTGAAGGTGCAAATGTTAAATGGGTTGCAAATGCAGGTTCAGACAGTAATCCAGGTACTCAATCGTTACCTTACAAAACAATTAAGTATGCATTATCTCAAGCGTCTTCAGGTGATGTAATTGAAATTGAAAGTATTGCAGGTGGTACTGGCGGTACTCCAGGTACTTTTGATGTTACTCAAGCTTCTAGTACAGGTTCAGGTACAGGATTTGCAGCTAGAGTAATTACAGATGGTTCATCAACACCAACAATTACAATCACAGACGGTGGTACAGGCCATGCTGAAGGTGATACAATTACGATTTCAGGTGTAGGTTCTCCTACAGCTTCAACAGACATTACTTTTGATGTTAAATCAGCTTCAATTGGTGATGTTATCTATGTTAAAAACGGAGTTTATAAAGAACAATTACCTCTTGTTGTACCGGCAGGTGTAACACTTAGAGGTGAAAGTTTAAGAGGAACAGAATTACAACCAGCATCTGGTACAGGTTTTCAAATTGCAACAGTTACAGTATCATCAGGTGGTACTGGCGGTACTCCAGGAACATATAATTATGTT